GCAAACTCTATAGGAACTCAAGCTATAGATAATGAAAACACAGATGATTTTACTGCTTTTGAAGATTTAACTCAAGAGATTGTAGAAGGTTGGTTAGAAGACAGTGAATTAGATGTAGATGGCATTAAAGCAAGTCTTGATGCGCAAATTGAAAAGGCTATCAATCCTGTCAGCGTTACTAAAAACGTTCCTTGGTAAAAAACAATGGCTAATACTTACAAAAATAACTTGGTTTATATTAATTGTATAAAAAAAATAGTATATTTGTAATATAAACATTAAAATTAAATAAAATGAGTAAGATTAAAGAAGATCAACTTAAAAAATTACAAGAACTTGTTGGTACTATAAACAATTTACAGATGCAAGTAGGTGGGTTTGAAACGCAAAAGCACCAAGCATTACATCAGCTTTCAGAAGTACAAGGTGAATTGACCGTATATCAAAAAGAACTCGAAACTGAGTACGGAAAGGTGTCAATTAACCTTAAAGACGGAACTGTATCCGAGGATACTCAGGAAGATGCAAATTAGAAAGATATCTATAGGAGCTGACTACAAGTCTAGTTCTATGCATTATATACAGGGTCAGGATGTTCTGAATGGTCAGTATTTTATACACTTAATACAATACGACTCAACTACCGATTCTTATAAGATATGGATAGAAAGAGATGGAGAAGTTTTACTGTGGAAGCAGTTTAACAAAAATATGCCAGTATCTATAGAGTTTAATATAAACTTTTGATGAGATCACCATTAAATTTTATTGTGCGTCCGCATGATGGAAGAAGGTATGATAATATAAAAAAGATAGGTGGTATAGATTTAATAACTAGCACCTCTCAAGAAGATCATACAACTTCCAATAGATACGCTACTGTTGTAGCTACTCCAATAAATTATTCTGGCGAAATAAGCGAGGGAGATACCCTTATTGTTCATCATAATGTATTCAAGTACTATTATGACATGAAGGGTAGACAGAAAAGTGGAAAAAGTTTTTTGATGGACGATCTATTTTTAGTAGATGATTACCAGTACTACATGTATAAACATGATGATAAGTGGAAGTCTAAAAATGAATTTTGCTTTGTAAAACCTATTCCAAAAGAACAGCTATATATATATAGCCCTGGAGTAGAACATCCATTGATGGGTGAAGTTGTGTATACTAATAATATTCTATTGTCTTATGGTATAGATTCTGGAAATATTGTATCTTTTAGACCTGACTCTGAATATGAGTTTAACATAGAAGGTCAAAAGCTATATAGAGTAAGAACAGACTGGATTACATGGATTCAAGACAAATAAAAGCAGATATTATACGTGCAGCAGAACAGGCTGTGAAAGAGCTTGTAAAGGTTGCACAGGAGAAGATTATAAAGAAAGATTTCGATGACCTTTCTCCAGAGCTTGCGGCAGATAGGCTTAAGAACGCAGCTGCAACAAAGAAGCTTGCTATATTTGATGCTTTCGAGATATTGTCTAGAATAGAATCTGAAAAAGCTTTATTAGAGGATAGTGGTTCTAGTGAAAAAGATATGAATAGTTTTGCTGAAAGAAGAGCTAAATAACATTATACCTTCCTCTGTTCTAAAGAATAAGAAGTTTGAATACGGTTATGACGAAAAGTACGATGTAGTCGTGATATCTCGTGATGGAACTGTTGGTGAGATATGGAATATAAATGGCGTTAAGATAGCGCTTCCAGCTGAACCAAAACAAGTGTATAAAAGAAGTCTTAAAAAGGCAGAACAATACTGGGAACCCAGAGAATATCCAAAGCAACTACATAAAATACGATCGATATTCCAGTGGAATCAATCACCTAAAGACTTTAAGTCTAGGTGGGTTGATTATATAGAAGAGGAATTTGATAGACGTGAACAGGGTTACTGGTTTTACAACAATGGCGTACCTACGTATATAACTGGGACACATTATATGTATCTTCAGTGGACTAAGATAGATGTTGGTCATCCAGATTTTCGTGAAGCAAATAGGATATTCTTTATATTCTGGGAGGCTTGTAAGGCTGATAAAAGATGTTTCGGTATGGTGTACCTGAAAATACGTCGTTCTGGATTTTCTTTTATGTCCTCTTCCGAATGTGTTAATACAGCAACCCTTGCAAAAGATGCGAGAGTTGGTATACTTTCCAAGACTGGTTCTGATTCTAAGAAGATGTTTACCGATAAGGTTGTGCCTATATCTAGCAATTATCCATTCTTTTTTAAACCCATACAAGATGGTATGGATAAACCAAAAACAGAGCTTGCATATCGTGTCCCAGCGTCTAAGATAACAAAGAAAAATATGTATGATATCGACGACGATGCAATTACAGGACTTGATACTACGATTGACTGGAAGAATACAGATGATAACTCATATGATGGGGAGAAACTTTTGTTACTTGTTCATGATGAATCTGGTAAGTGGTTGAAACCCAATAATATACTTAATAACTGGCGTGTTACAAAAACATGTTTACGTTTAGGTAGTAGAATTATAGGTAAATGTCTTATGGGTTCTACTTCAAATGCGTTGGATAAAGGCGGTGATAATTTTAAGAAACTGTACTACGATTCTGACCCAAACAATAGAAATGCTAATGGTCAGACTAAAAGCGGATTATATGGTTTATTTATACCTATGGAATGGAACTTAGAGGGATTTATAGACAGGTACGGAAATCCAGTTATTGATACTCCTAAATCACCAATAGTAGGTGTTAACGGTGAACACATTCACCAAAGCGCCGTAAATTATTGGGATAATGAAGTTTCTTCATTAAAGAATGATCCAGATGCATTGAATGAATTTTACAGGCAATTCCCTAGAACTGAGTCACATGCATTTAGAGATGAGAGCAAATCTTCTATATTTAATCTAACAAAAATATATCAACAGATGGATTACAATGATAATCTTATCAGAGATCGTGTTCTTGTCCGTGGATCTTTTCATTGGAGAGATGGAAAGAAGGATACTAATGTTGTATGGGTTCCTGATAATAGAGGTAGGTTTTTAATATCGTGGATACCAAATCAAAAACTACAGAACAGGGTAGAGGTTAGAAATGGATTAAAATTCCCAGGAAATGCACATATAGGAGCTTTTGGATGTGACTCCTATGATATATCTGGAACAGTAGGTGGTGGGGGTTCTAATGGAGCTTTGCACGGGTTAACAACATTTCACATGGATGATGCCCCAGTAAATGAGTTTTTCTTGGAATATGTAGCTAGACCTCAGACAGCAGAAATGTTTTTTGAAGATGTACTTATGGCCTGTGTGTTTTACGGGATGCCATTACTAGCTGAGAATAACAAACCAAGACTTCTCTATCATTTCAAGAACAGGGGGTACAGGAAATACTCTTTAAACAGGCCAGATAAACCCACTAGGAACCTTTCTAAGACAGAAAAAGAACTGGGAGGTATACCTAACTCATCTGAGGCTGTAAAGCAAGCACACGCATCCGCAATAGAGACTTATATAGAAAAGTATGTAGGGTTAGATACAGAGGGTAGTTATAGATCTCCAGATGAAATGGGCTCTATGTATTTTTCAAAAACCCTACAAGATTGGGCTAGGTTTGATATAAACAATAGAACCAAGTTTGATGCCTCTATTAGTTCAGGTTTAGCCATTATGGCAAACCAAAAACATACATATCAAGACGTTAAAAAACAGTCAAAAATAAGCATTAACTTTGCAAGATATAATAATCAAGGACGATTTAGCGAAATAATTAGATGAAAGAGGTAAAAATAGCTATAAACCCGTCTTCATTCCCAAGTCAATACGTACCTGACTCTAAAAAGAATACAAAAGAGTTTGGATTACAAATAGGACAGGCTATTCAGTACGAATGGTTTAAGAAAGATAATGGAGGTTCAAAGTTCTATAGCCAATGGGATGCATTCCATAAGTTAAGACTATATGCTAGAGCAGAACAATCTGTTGCTAAATATAAGAATGAACTATCTGTAGACGGAGATTTATCATATATGAATTTAGACTGGACACCTGTTCCAATTCTACCTAAATTTGTAGATATAGTAGTAAACGGAATGTCAGACAGATTGTTTGATATTAAGGCTTACGCACAAGACGCAATGTCCGCAGAAAAACGGAACACTTATCAAGATAACATAGAGGCTGACATGGTCTCTAAAGATCTTTTAAGTCAAATAAAAAATGATTTTGGGGTAGATGCTTTTAACACACCTCAAGACCAGTTACCAGAGAATGATGAAGAGTTGCAACTACACATGCAGCTTAATTATAAGTCTTCTATAGAACTTGCAGAAGAGGCTGTAATAAACACCATTCTACTAGAGAACAAATATGAAGATACTAGAAAGAGAGTATTATACGACATTACTACATTGGGTATTGGATCTGTTAAGCATGAATTTCTTCCAGGTGCAGGGATCGTTACTAATTATGTTGATCCAGCAAACTTGGTGTATAGTTATACAGAAGATCCCAATTTTAATGACTGTTTTTATTGGGGAGAAGTCAAGACGGTTCCTGTTACGGAAGTCGTAAAGATAGATCCTACGATAACAAATGAGGACTTAAAAACTATAGGTCAGTTTAGTCAAGATTGGCACAACTCTCACAGAACTACACAATACTACGAGAACTCTTTATTTAATAACGATAGCGTAACACTACTGTACTTCAATTATAAGACCACTAAAAAGATGGTATATAAGAAGAAGGGTGAAAAGGTTATCGAAAAAGATGATGAATTCAACCCACCACAAGATATGATGGAAGAAAGAGGGTTTGAAAAAATCGAAAAGAAGATAGAAGTATGGTATGAAGGAGTAATGGTCATGGGGACTAATATTGTTTTGAAGTGGGAGCTAGCTAAGAACATGGTTAGACCAAAGTCTGCTTCTCAAAACGCGACGTCAAACTATGTAGCATGTGCACCAAGGATGTACAAAGGAAATATAGAGTCTTTATTAAGACGCATGGTCCCGTTTGCAGATCTTATTCAGATGACACACTTAAAGCTCCAACAAGTAATACAGAAAGTAGTACCAGATGGTGTGTTTATTGATGCAGATGGCTTAAATGAAGTAGATCTTGGAAATGGAGCAAATTATAATCCTGAAGATGCACTTAGACTTTACTTTCAGACAGGTTCTGTTATAGGTAGAAGTTATACTCAAGATGGCGATTTTAATAATGCTCGTATTCCAATTCAAGAATTATCTAAGAATTCTGGACAAGCTAAAATATCCAGCCTTATAGGAAGTTACAATCACTACATGCAAATGCTTAGAGATGTTACTGGGCTAAATGAAGCTAGAGACGGTTCTATGCCAGATCCTAGTTCTTTAGTTGGTTTACAAAAATTAGCGGCATTGAATAGTAATACTGCAACAAGACATATATTAGATGGTCTTACAGATATAACTAGAGATTTGTCTGTAGCTCTATCTTGTAGAGTTTCGGATGCATTAGAATACTTCCCGTATAAAGACGAGTTTGTTATGCAGATAGGTAAGTACAATGTTAACTTACTAGACTCGATAAAAGACCTTCACATATATGATTTTGGTATATTTATAGAGGTAGCTCCAGACGATGAAGAAAAACAACAACTTGAGCAAAACATTCAAGTAGCGCTGTCTCGTGAAGCTATTGATTTGGATGACGCTATAGATATACGTGAAGTAAGAAATGTAAAGCTAGCAAACCAACTTCTTAAAGTTAAGAGAAAGAGAAAAGAAAAGGATAGACAGCAATACGAAATGCAGAAGATTCAACAGCAGCAACAGTCTCAAATGCAATCTCAACAGATGGCTGCTCAGATGTCCGCTCAAAAGATGCAGATGGAAACTCAGTTAAAAATGCAGGTTGCTCAAGCGGAAGCTGGATTTGCATTGGAAAAACTTAGAGGTGAAGCTGAACTTAAAACTCAATTAATGCAATTAGAGTTTAATCTAAACATGCAATTAAGAGGGGCTGATGCTCAAATGCTAAAGAATAGAGAAGATAATAAGGAAAAATCCAAGGATGATAGGATAAGCAAACAGAACACGCAACAGTCAAGATTGATTGAGCAGCGTAAGAAAGACTTACCTCCTATTAACTTTGAATCTAATGAAGATACGCTAGATGGTTTTGATTTATCCGAGTTTGAACCTCGTTAAAAATGTAATAATATTAATGCGTAATTTTGCGCAGTAAATTAAATTTAATATGGAAATCAAAGTAAAAGAGGTCTCAGGACCTGGACAAAAGTCTGTTCAAGAAGTTGAAGAACAACTACTTGAGCAGCATGAAGAAACACAGACCGCCGAAGTAGAAATTCAAAACTCGGAAGTCGAGACTACTACAGAAACTGCTGAGGAGCAGGCTGTAGAACAAAGCACTCCTCAATTTGGGGAGGAAGACGTTCTTTCATTTATTAAGAATAGATATAACAAAGATATTGAATCTGTCGATGATTTGTTTACTCAACGTGAACAGAACAATGAATTGCCAGAAGATGTATCAGCTTTCTTAAATTATAAGAAGGAAACTGGTCGAGGTATTAATGACTTCATAAAGTTGCAGGTCAACTATGATGAGTTAAACCCAGATCAGGTATTGCGTGATTACTATTCTGCAACTGAAAATGACTTAGACTCAGAAGATATTGAATATCTTATAGGAGAAAAGTTTTCTTATGACGAAGAATTGGATGAGGAGTCAGTTGTTAAGCAGAAGCAAATCGCAAAAAAAAGAGAACTTGCAAAGGCAAAGAAATACTTTAATGATTTAAAGGAGACGTACAAGGTTCCAGTCGAGTCGGCTAGTACACCTGTCAACGAAGAAGAATTGGAGTCTTACAATGCTTACAAGGAATATATATCACAGTCACAAAGTGTCCAAGAAGAGAACAGTAAACGTGCGGAATACTTTGCCAAGAAAACTGAAGAGCTTTTCAACGATGAATTCAAAGGTTTTGAGTTCGTAATCGGTGATCAGAAACTTGTTTTCACACCTGGTGAAGCTAAGGAAGTAAAAAATGTTCAGTCTGATATCAACAACTTCATTTCAAAATATTTGGATGATAATGGAATGGTAAAGGATCATGTTGGATACCATAAGGCTTTAAGCGCTGCTTTAAATCCTGATAAACTTGCAACCTATTTCTATGAAAAGGGAAAAGCAGATGCTGTGGGAGATGTTACAAAGAGGTCAAAAAATATTGACATGAATGTAAGAACATCACCTCAACAGTTATCTAATAATTCAGGATTAAAGATAAGAGCTGTAGAGTCTAAATATGACCGTGATTTTAAGATTAGATCAAAAAAATAATAACTTTTAAAAACTATTAAAAATGGCTTTAACATTAGGTGGATCTGTGAGTTTAACTCCAGCTCCTAGCCAGGTAACATTACCTGGTAATTACATTACTAACTTTGACTTCTTAAGTCAATATTTACCAGACACTTACGAAAAAGAATTCGAAAAGTATGGTAATCGATCTGTAAGCTCTTTCCTTCGTTTGGTAGGAGCAGAAATGCCTTGTAACTCAGACCTTATCAAATGGACTGAGCAAGGTAGATTACACATTAAGCACGAAGGTGTTGTTGTGAAAAATGGCAGCGCTGACGGCGATGGCGAAATTGTACTTTTAATTAGCAACTCTGCAATTAGAAAAGGACAAACAGTTATGATTTCTGACGGAACTAGCTCTACTGTATCTGCAAAAGGTATCGTTACTGCAAACGATGGTACTGATGTTACTGTGGCATTATATGATGCTGACGGTATCCCTGCCTTCACTGGATTAACTGATGGTGCTGATAACAGTGGTACAGATGTAGACGTATTCGTTTATGGTTCTGAATTCAAGAAAGGTACTAACGGTATGGAAGATGGTCTTGAGGCTCCTTTCGATGAGAAGTCTAACAACCCTATCATATTAAAAGACAAGTATGAAGTATCTGGTTCTGATATGGCTCAGATCGGATGGGTAGAAGTAGAAACTGACGGTGGTGCAGGATACCTTTGGTATTTGAAATCTGAGCACGAAACTCGTTTACGTTTTGAGGATTACTTAGAAACTGCTATGATCGAAGCTGTACCAGCACAGGATGTTTCAGGACAAACAAGTGAAGCTTTTGCTTTAGGATATAAAGGATCTAAAGGTCTTTTCTATGCTATCGAAGAAGATGGTAACACTACTACTGGTTCTTTTTCAGATTTGGATGATATCGATGCTATCGTTACTCGTTTAGATAAGCAAGGAGCAATCGAAGAAAATGTTCTTTTCGTTAACCGTTCTCTTTCTTTTGAGCTTGATAACATTTTAGCTGCTCAAAATAACTTCGGTTCTTCAGGATCTTCATTCGGATTGTTTGATAACGATCAGGATATGGCCTTGAATCTTGGTTTCACAGGGTTCCGTAGAGGATATGATTTCTATAAGTCTGACTGGAAATACTTAAACGACGCTACTATGCGTGGTGGTATTACTGGTGGAAATGTAGATGGTGTATTAGTACCTGCTGGATCAACTAACGTTTATGACCAAATCATGGGTAAAAACGCTAAGCGTCCATTCTTGCATGTACGTTACAGAGCTTCTGAAACTGAAGATCGTAAGATGAAATCTTGGATTTTAGGTTCTGCTGGTGGTGCTTCTAACAGCGAATTAGACGCTATGGAAGTTCACTTCTTGTCAGAGAGAGCTCTTTGTACTTTAGGTGCAAATAACTTCTTCTTATTCAAGTAAGATTAAAAATAAGTAGTCTTTACCCTCGTCGTTGTGATGGGGGTAATTACTACTCTTATAAATTTTAAATTAAATCAAAATGAAAAAACAAGCTGTCCTTAAGGACAAAACTTACAAGTTAAAAGGCAATAAATCTCCATTAGCCTTTATGATTAACTCACGTAACTCACGTAGAAAACCACTATTATATTTTGACGGAACTCGAAACAGAGCTCTAAGGTATTCATCAAACCAAGCATCACCATTTGAAGATGAGCAGGATAATAATGCAATCTTGGAACCTATTGTTTTTGAAGATGGTATGTTATTTGTGAGAAAGGAAAACCCAGTCTTACAAGAATTTTTATCATATCACCCAGGTAATGGAAGTCTTTTTGAAGAGGTGGATAATGAAAAAGATGCAGCAGTTGATGTTGAGACACTAGATGCTCAGCTTGAGGCTCAAGTCGAAGCAAAAAATTTAAATATTGAGATGCTTGAAACTATAGGCCGAATAGCTCTTTCTTTGAATGTAGACAAACTATCTACAGCAGAGCTTAAAAGAGACGTTAGATTATATGCTAAAAACAACCCAGAGGATTTTTTAAACACATTGAATGATCCTATGTTAAAGTTGCAAAGTCTAGCTTCTAAATGTCTTGCTGAAGGTCTATTAAAGATGAAAAATAAAAACAAGGACATATATTTTAACTTACCTCAAAACAAAAAGAAACTATTAAGCGTTCCTTTTGGTGATTCACCGATACATACGCTGTCATCTTTCTTCCAAACAGACGAGGGTATTGAACTTATGTCTATGTTAGAAAATAAATTAGAAGAATAACCTCTATATAGTTTACCGCTATATATTTACCCCTTCAGAAATGGAGGGGTTTATTTATTTTTGATTATATTTGCATAAAATATTAAAAGATGATAAACACTGTAAGGAATACTGTATTGGCTATTGCTAACAAGCATAACTTCGGATACATAACTCCTGCTGACTTCAATCTTTATGCAAAGCAAGCTCAACTAGATATCTTCGAGAACTACTTTTACAGATATAATGAATGGTTGGCTAAGCAAAACGCTAGAGTTTCTGGAAGTCAATATGCAGATATAGTAAAAAATTTAGAAGAGGCTATAGACCTATTTTCTGTAGAGGAATCTCTATATAGAAATCAATCAAACGTGTATAATACTCCTAATGAAACAAACAACGACAATACTTATTACCTTATGAATAAAGCATTGGTATATCAGAGTGTTCTTTCTGAAGGAACAACTGATGGAACCTCTGGGGGAAATAACTCTATTGTGGATTCAACACAAGACTTTACATCGATGGGGGTGTCTGTTGGTGACTATGTAGCTGTTCAAATTGAAGGTGGTATTTTATTTCTAACCGTTATTGCTCTTGTTGGGACTGATCAATTAACAGTAAATTCAACAAACATTACAACATCTGGAAACCCTTACGCTATATATAGTGCTTCAACAAGCTTGAAAGAAGCTGAGAGAGTATCTCACTCTAAAATCACAATGCTTAACGTATCAAACCTTACAGCACCAAAAACAAACACTCCAGCGTATACACAGAGTGAGCTTACAGTATCATTATACCCTTCTACAATAAACGCAGTAGGGCAGGTTAGGTTACAATATATAAGAAAACCTAAAGATCCTAAATGGACATACACAACGTTAGAAGGTGGCGAACCAGCTTTCAATCAGGGTGCATCTGATTATCAAGACTTTGAGTTGCCTGCTAGTGATGAGTCAAACTTAATAAGTAAGATCCTTCAGTATGCTGGAATATCTATAAGAGAGGCAGATATTTATCAAGCTGCATCTAATAAGGAAATTAAAGAAGTACAAAAACAAGGATAATGGCATATATAACAGGATATCAATATTACGAAAATAGCGGATCTAGTCCAGAAGATAAAAACTGGGGATCATACCAATATATATCTTTAGAAGATATTGTAAACAACTTCATGCTTATGTATGTTGGTAATGACAAGTTGGTAAATAATGTTGAGCGATATAACGTGTTATTCCATGCAAAGCGTGGTATTCAGGAATTAAACTATGACGCTCTTAAAGAAACTAAGGTAGTAGAACTATCTGTTTGTGATAACGCAACAGCCGTTCTGCCTCCAGACTATATAAACTGGGTTAGAATATCACTGTACAAAGATGGTGTATTGATGCCATTAACAGAAAATGTCAACACCAACTTTTCTAAAAGTTACTTGCAAGACAATAATTGTCGTGTATTGTTTGACGAAGATGGAGATATATTAGTGGGATCAGGTATATTAGATGGAGATAGAGCTGACGGTATACAAAAAACACAATACTTAGGTGACGGAAAAATGAATGGTGCTCTTGGATACCAGATAGAAGGTAAATGGATTTTTGATTACTCTATTGGTGCAAGATATGGTTTGAATACTGAAACCGCCAATGTAAACCCAACCTTTAAGATAAACAAGGCAAGTGGAGTAATAAGTTTTAGCTCTTCTATGGCCGATCAAATTGTTGTTGTTGAATATGTTTCCGATGGAATGGAAAACGGAGATGACGCAAAAGTTAGTCTTAACAAAATGTTTGAGGACTATGTATACGCATATATAAAGTATGCAATACTAAACTCTAAGTTTGGTGTACAAGAGTACATAGTTAACAGAGCTAAAAAAGATAAAAGCTCATTGTTGAGAAACGCAAAAATAAGATTAAGCAACATTCATCCAGGGCGATTACTTATGAATATGAGAGGTGCTCAAAAATGGCTAAAGTAGAATGAATATAAACAAAAACTTTGTTGGGTCCAGAATGAATAAAAGTCTGGACGAAAGATTAATACCTGCTGGTGATTATATCGATGCCTTAAATATTCGTGTATCTTCTGATGAGGATGGCGAAGCACTAACTGCAGAAAACGCTAAAGGTAATGAGCTTTTGGTTACACCAGAATATGAAGGCTCTGTATTAACTAACGCAAAATGTATAGGAGCATTTGAAGACGGAACAAACGAAACTATTTATTGGTTTGTTACCTCTGATGAGGCAGATATGATACTATCATATAACACTAGAACAGATTCAATTGCATATCATGTAGTGTCTGTTACAGTGTTAAACTTTAATGACAAATATCTTATGAATGGTATAGATAAGATTGATGACTTTCTTTTCTTTACCGATAACTATAACCAACCTAGACGTATAAATGTAAAATCATCATACCCAAACCCTGTATCAAATGTTGATCAGATTACGGAAGATGATATATCTGTTATCGTAAAACCACCTGTAAACGCACCAGTATTAAAGTTGTTTAAAAAAGCAACAAAGCAAAACTACATGGAGGATAAATTTATTCGATTTGCTTATAGATACAAGTATAAAGATGGAGAATATTCTGCACTTTCAGAGTTTTCAGAGCTAGCGTTTACACCTGGTCAATTTAGGTTAGACTATGGTAGTTACGATATGGTCGGTATGAAAAACAGTAGTAACTCAGTTAATGTTTCTTTTAACACTGGGCCGTCAGAAGTTGTGGGTATAGACTTGTGCTTTAAGCTGTCTAATTCAAATGTTATAAATGTAGTTGAGAAATACAAGAAAACAGACAGTGGATGGGCAGATGACGCAAATGTTACTATAGAATTTACAAATCAGAAAATTTATACTACACTAACAGAGAGTGAGTTACTAAGGTTGTATGATAATGTTCCTAAGAAAGCCAAAGCACAGACTACGGTTGGAAACAGAATTATGTATGCTAACTATTATGATGGTTATGATATAGATACGGTGATAGATTACGAACTTGATCTTATAAATCATGACATAGGTTTTGATCCAGTTCCAGAAGATATGTCTAACGGGTCTGCATACACATTATCTGGCAGTAGTGTTACAATAACTGATTCAAGGATAGATATAGATTTAACTGATGTTAATTTATTAGAAGGTGGTAGTCTTAATATAGATTTTAATATTAGACATGACTCCTTTGGTGGCGATAATTCTTACGTTGACGGGAATGAGGTTGAAAACAGATACCAAGAAACATTTGAGTTTATATTTCCTAGAGATTATACCTCTGTACATGATTTAGCTACAGATGCTGATTTTTTATCTTCTGTAGAGCTTACGGACCCAACTGGATTTCCAGGTACAGAAAGTGATGGTTACAGTTTAAGTGATTTGTTTTTCTCAAACCTAACGATGCACGCAAGTGGAGATTGGGGACTTTCAGATGGAGGGATTACTTCATCCGATCAGGGCTTTGTGGTTACTTATTCTGTAAATACAATTAGTATACAGGTCCCTTCAGTTAAGTTTGAAAGCACTGTTACCCCAGGGACATACGCATATGAGTATTTTCTAATGGCTGAAACAACAGCTTCTGTAACAGAGCAGGGTAATAGACAGAGTCTGCACAGTAATCGTGATTATGAGGTAGGTGTTGTTTACCTTGATGAGTATAATAGAGCTTCTACTGCACTTGTTTGTAATAACAATACCGTGTATGTTGAACCTCAAGACTCTATCAACAAGAACTCTGTAAAGGCTACTATAAAACATTTAGCGCCATCTTGGGCGAAGAGATATAGACTCGTGATGAAGCCTAGTAAGGGTAATTACGAAACAATATACTCAAAGCAATATTATTTTGATGAGCAAGAATCTGTATGGTGGGTTAAACTAGAAGGGGATAATCAGACAAAGTTTAAAAATGGGGACAACCTTATAGTAAAGAGATCTTCAGCTGGTCCTACTACGGATGTTGTAAAGACAAAGGTCTTAGATTTAGGCTCAAAAACAAAAGGATTTATAGATGATTCTGGAGATAATATGATTCCACCAACGTCTGGCATTTACATGAAGCTTAGACCAACTCAATATAATATTTCAGAGCCAGAATATGGTGACATTGACAAGGGATCTAAAACTAAAAAAAACGGATATGGTTTAGCATACCCTACATATATTGAGGATGATGAAAATCCAGGGACATATAAAAATTATGACATTCCATCTGGAAGCGAGATTCGTTTTTACTTCTCAAACCATAGAAATGGTTCTGGTTACAGGTGTGGATCTAGAAGATTTAAATTTGAAAGGACCTTTACCGCTACTAGAGATTATAACAATCTCTATGATTTTATATTAGGTGAGAATATAGATTTTAACAACCCAACCAACAGCCCAGCGACAGAGAGTAGTGATGACACCACTCCAAGTGCTGCTTTCGATGAAAGTGTAGGGGTTTATGATGGCGTGCCAGATGGTATTTTTCAAGGTGGGTATAATGCTGGAGAGGGTAAAACTGGAATCAGATGGGCTGAGAAAGGTACAGAGAGAACTGGAGATTATGAATCTTACCTTACGTTTACGCAAGCAGGAGGTAGGTGTAATCGTCGTAACTACTGGCTGGATGTACATATTCAAGTATTTAGAGCTGGGGAACTTCTTGTGTTTGAAACAATACCAGAAGAAAACACTAACGAAATATATTACGAAGGACAAAAAAGTTATCCAATTACTCAAGATCGCTACCACACTGGTGATGAACAAAATCAAAATGCCACAAATGCATGTGTTGTTAACTTGGATATGTTTAACTGTTTTGCATTTGGTAATGGGGTTGAAAGTTTCAAGATAGAAGACGGTTTAGCTAAACCTGGTTTTAAGATTGGTGCAAGAGTTACTGCTGTATCTGAGCAAGATTACAAGGAGTCACACAGATATACCGATATTACATATAGTGGTGTATATAACGATGAGACCAACTTAAACAAACTAAACGAATTCAACCTTGGTTTAGTTAATTTTAAGACTTTAGAGAAATCTTTCGGACCTGTTGAGGTTATACACGCAAGACAAAAGGATATTCTTGTTCTACAAGAGGATAAGATATCATACGTCCTATTGGACAAAAACTTGTTATCTGATGCTGGAGCAGGGGGAAGTATTGTTTCTACACCTGCTGTTTTAGGAACTCAACTAGCACGTATTGAAGAGTTTGGTATCAGTAACCATCCTGAAAGCTTTGCTGTTCACGGTTTTGATGTATTCTTTACAGACCAAAAAAGAGGTTCTGTAATCAATCTTAGAGGTGGACAGGGTCCTGGAGATCAATTAAATATTGTATCTTCGTTAGGGATGCGTTCTTGGTTTAGAAATGAGTTTATAGATAACATGAATAACATACAGTTGGGTGGATATGATCCGTACATGAATGAGTATGTATTATCTTTCACAGATAACGATCTTGACATACAGAGAGATACAATTGATTGTGGATTTACTGTGGCTCAACAAAATTCTAATACACCTATCACGTATACAGTTAATTTAGATGAATACAATGGAGAAGTTGATGTAGACTACGATGTAACGGCTGGAAGTCTTCATGTTTTAGTAACCTATGACGGAACAGATGTTATCGATCAGTCTGTAACTGGATCTGGAACTTTAACATTCTCAAGGAACCAATACAATGTAAATAACTGCGTTGTTGTGTTAACACCAACTTCAGCAACCTATGAACTTGATTTCGGCTGTGTACAAGCTCAGCAACTTACTGTTATAAGGATAGTTAAAAACACAAATTATATGGAAACCCAGTCTATTCATCATGAGTACTTCTGGGAAGCAAATGGATATACAAGTCCAGTTACAACAGATTCTGTGACATTTGGAGAGGGGCCAGTGTCCCTATATGAATCGTTTACTAACTACGAATCTTCTGGAGGAGCTCCAGAGGAGGGTGCAATTGTTACAATGAGACACAAGAAGTTAGCATCTGATTTGGCAGAATGGGATTATGACAAGTTTAAGTATCTCGTATCGGATACGCTGTATGATGAGAGTGATATCAACACGTTGAGCCCTCTTCTTCAAGAAGCAACCCCGATAAACAACCCTGCAACAGATGTATATGAGGCTTCATTTACATATGCAAACCCATCAGATCATCAATACCTATATTTAGTTTGGGATTATATAGAGCCTCAGATTGAATGTTCTGACACACTTTCAGCAAGTGGTAGTGAAGGTATATATGAAATAGAACTTGAGTTAGGTACGGATACAGGTATTGCTACGATTCAGTTTGACTCTTTAGGTATTCCTGATAGATTTGAAATACTGTGGGACGGATCGGTAGTAGCTGACTCTTTATTTGTTGGAGATGACTTGCCAGATACTACGAACGAAAATTTAATTATAAACGCAGATTCTCTACCTGTATACAGATATAACGGAACCAGTTTTTCTCAAAGTACAACAGAACCTACAAGGAATGTAAATTTCACATCCGCTCATATATCAAATTCATCAACGGCTAGACCAACGTCTGGCGATGGATCTATAGGAAATCAGTTAGGTGTTGTTGGGGGCTTCCCAACAGGAACTCCTTTGGCATCTGATGGAAATGTTAAGTTAGAGTTTAATAAAGATACAGCATACCCAACAAAAGCAACTATTAGAGTTACTGGCGTAAATACAGGTACAGCTTGGAATATTCAAGGGGTTGAGTGTCCTATAGATACAACACCTGTAGAACCTGTAGAATATGATGTAAGTGAGTTTTTCTTGCAAGACTGGGCATGGCAAGATGACGTTGATCCGCAAGGGGGAAGTACAGAGCATGTTGTTGTTATTGAACTTACAAATGGAAATTGGTATTATGACATTCTAAATGGATCTGGACTAAGTGGATTTGAGTCTGAATACCCAATTGGTAGTACGATTGATCTATCTGATGATATGTCTGGCCCATTTGCTAGTGATACTTTAGCGGAAGAACACTTTGAACAATCGGTAGGAGGTTCCTTAATCACGGACTTCAACTACGTGAGCGTTAATACTAACAATTATACAATAGTAGAATAATGGCATACACACTAACATATAGCGAAGGAGCAAAAGGATGGCCTTCATTTTACTCGTTTCATCCAGAGGTAATGATTGGTATGAATAATTACTTTTACTCATTTAAGAATGGAAGATTATACAGACATAATACTGGAACTAGAAATAGCTTCTACGGAACTCAATACCCCTCAACCATTACAGGGGTTATAAACGACAATCCGTCTGAAGTAAAGACCTTCAAAACCATAAACCTTGAGGCTTCGGCTCCATGGAACTGCACCTTAACTAGTGATTTAGGAACTGGTTTCATAGATAGAGATTGGTTTAGCTTAAAGGAGGGAGATTATTACGCACATATTAGAAGAAATGATAATGATGGTGTGCTTGAGATGAGATCTCTGCAAGGTATTGGCTCATGTAGCGATGTAAATTCAACTGATACATCTGCCGTTGTGGTTGCATTTTCTTTTAGACCAGATAGCATGATATCTATAGGAGACAAGATGTATCAACAATCAGGAGGAGGGTTAGCCTTAGTTGGAGATATAATAGCAATCAGTAAAACCACTATAACTGTAGACACAACCGTAAGCGGGGGTTCAGTACCTCCAAACGGCGTATTTTTAGCTTACATAAAAAACAATATAGCAGAATCTTACGGAACCACTGGGTATTACTTGGAATACGAATTAGAATTACCTATAGTTGCCTCGTCAACCTTTACAGAGATTTATGCTATAGGATCCTCTCTATTTAAGAGTTTTCCATAAAAAAATAGTATATTTGCACTGAATGAATTTAATTAAGATAGTAAAATCTGTTTTTAAGAAAAAACGCAATGATGAAGATATATTAAAATATGTTCATCAAAACAGAGGAATACTCTGGGAAAAGATTGCTACATTCAAAGAACAACTACTATCTATTGAAGGATCTTTGGAACACAAGGCTGGTAACCCACAATCTGAAGAGATGAAGGATATGTTCCCTTTAAAGCAAACCCTGGAGGGTGGTCTTTATACAAGGGAATTGTTCATGCCAAAAGGCTCTATAGTTGTTAGCATGATACATAAACAACAACATCCATCATTTCTATTAAAAGGAAAGGTGTCGTATTTAACCGACGAAGGTGATATAAAAACTATAGTAGGACCACACACCATATTTACTCAGACGGGTACACAGAGAGTTCTATATATACACGAAGACACTGATTGGTGTTGTGTATATAAAACGGATGCAAAAACATTTGAAGAAGCCGAGGCAGATGTATATACAGATAATTACAGAGATTTGCCTAAGATAGTTATAAAAGAAAAAAAGAAATTATGTCAGGAATAGCAGCAGCAATTGGAGCAGGGGTAGCAGTACTAGGTACTGGTTTTCAGATTTCCCAAGGTCTAAAACAAACTAAAATGGCTAAAGATGCTCAAAGAGCTTCAGCAACAGCATTATCACAAGCAAAGCAAAGATTAGATGCAAACAGAATGGAAGGTATTCAAATTCCTTTAGAATCTTATGAGAGATTGATGAATGAAATGACTGCACAACAGAAACAATCTCTAACAAGTTTGCAAGAAGCAGATGAAAGAACATTAGCTGCTGGTATAGGTAAATTATACGCCGCTTCATCTGGAGAAACAGAAAAGATTAGAGATAAAATGGGTGAGGCTATATATGATAGAGACAAAATGATTGCGCAAGAAGATGCTAGAATAGATAGAGCTCTTGCTTCTATAAATTTAGAAGAGGCAATTGGTTTTGAAAAAGAGGCTTCTCAAAGAGAGGAAGCAGCAGCATTGAATTTTGCTGGAGCAATATCTGGTTTAGGACAGGCTGCAAGTTTGTATCAGCAGAGTAGGCCACTATATAGTCAAAGACAAGGAGAATTGTCTGCTGCAACAGAATATCAAAAACAATCAGGTAAGTATGCAGACATGAACGCAAGACAGGCTAGAAGAGCTATGTTATCAGATGGTTTTACTAATGAAGGTTTTAAAAATATAACCTCTGGATTAACATCTTATGTAAAACCTTTTGAAATACCCCAACCGAAAGGTATCCAACCATTAACTGGAGCTACGATACCTATAATGGATATTATACCTGTTACTACACCTAAAAGCAACTAATAAAATAAACAATGGGATACGGATATCAAGAAAGAGATTTAGATAAGTCGGTAATAGACTGGTCAGGTTTAACCAAGACTATATCTGACAATTTGTCTAAAGAAGCTCAGCGCAGAGAGAAAGTTAAGTTTGAACTTGAAAAAACTCAACAAGATGAGCTACAGAAGCTTAATGAGTACGAGCAAGGTTTGGACCCGTCTGCGAATAAGTGGGCTATGGAGATGGCTCAGCAAGCAAGAGAGTTCAAAATGCAAAACCACAAGATCATGAAAGCTGGTATTAGATCTGTAAACGACTCAAAACTTGTAAGTCAAAATGTTATGGATGGATGGACCAATCTTAATGGTGCGTTAAAATCATACAACGAGACATACAAAAAACTTAGTGAAAAAGACGGCAAAGGAAACCAGTTTATTTTACAAGAAATGGCTGACTTTGTTGATTTGAAAAACAAAAAAATATATTACGATCCAAATACAGGATCTCCATACTTTGCTAATGTAGATCCTAAAACTGGTAAGATGGACGAAAAGAGTCTTAGACCAGTTAGAGCATTTAACAACGTGCAAGCTCAAGAGTTTGAAGTTATTGATGTCGAGTCTGAAACTGCAAAGATGGCTGAAAACACTGCCGCATGGGAGTTGGCTCTTAGTTCTACTAAAGACTTAAAGAACGCACGAATAAACCCTACATATCAACAATGGCGTGACAATAGTGTTAAATCAATATTGAGTAGTGATCAAAGAACAGCTTCTGTTCTAATGGATTATTTAAACTTAGATCCAACTAGTGACCCAAAAGCTCCTTCTGGAGCTGTAACATATGAAAGAGTAAAAGATTATGATAAGCAAGGTAAACCTATCATGGAGACTGTTACAAAAAACATTGGGCAGGTTCAGATGGAGTATGTTAATGGTGTTCTTACACCAAAGCTTACGGATGAGCAAAAAGAACTTGCAAAAGATGCGGTTGTTTCTTCTTTAGAAAACAAACTAGCATTTAAAACATCTCTACAATATGTTGCACCTAAAACAAAAAGTTCAGTTACTACAACAAATACAAACGTAGCTTCTCTAGTACAAGACTTTGTTACTGATGGAAACTTCTCTGCACTACAATCAGCATTATCTCAAAAAGGATTTACTGGTACAGTTGCTCCTGACGCTAATGGTATTATAAAATTAAGAGATAAAAACGGAGCCTTACTAAACGTTAACACTAAAGGTAAGACAGCTCAAGATGTTGGTTCTGAAATCTCTGGTTACCTTGGTGTTGGTTCAGAATTTAATCAAAGAAGAATTAAAGGTGACCTAAACTCAAATATTTTAGACCCTAAAAATGCAGAAAACTTTGGAACATTCTCTACAAGAGCTACTACTATAAGTAGTCAAAGTATTGATCTTATAGATCTAGCTAAGTCAGATGCAGCGAAGGTCAAGTCTTCTGTTCAGAAGGCGGCCAAGGAAGTAGGTATCACAGCTAGTAGAGTAACAGTTACTAACAGAGAAGTATTACTAGATGGCAATGTTATTGGAAATATTGGAGTTACAAGTGGATCAGAAATTGCAGAAATACTAGAGCAAGAAGCTAAAGGAAAAAAAACTAATAAACCGACGTATCAAGAGTGGAAAAAAACCAATCCAAATGGAACGTTTTCAGAATGGCAAAAAATTTAAAATAAATGGAAGAGATATACGAAATGCTACCAGAAGGAATCTTTAATGATTATAAAGGTTTCTCAGAATACGTTAACAGTAATGGTATAGACGCGGTATATGAAATGCTACCAGAAGGAATCTTTAATGACAAACAAGGATTTATAGACTATACATCTTCATTAAAAAAAAAAGACGTATCTCAGCCTACTTCTCCAAAGGTCGTTACGGAGTCTATTACCAAGGAAGAAACAATTCCTACCTCATTGGAGTCTTCAGAAAGTTTAGATAAATCTAAATTAAATGAAGAAGGTGGTTTTGGAGAATACATAAAAGATGCTTTAGATGTAGGTATTTCTACAGTTTCAAAATCTATATATGATGCTCCTGCACTTATTTATGACGCATTTGCTACTATAACAAACCCAATAGCTAGAACTCTAGGTATTGAAGAAGCTAGTTCTGAAAAATTTGCAGAGACATTTGATTTAAAAAATATTCCATCTGAAATTGTTGGAGAAAGAATTGCTAAAAAACAAAAAGAAATACAAGAGTATAGCGATAAGAATGGAGGAGATGCTTTAACTGCGTTAGAAAATGGAAATATATTAGGTGCTGCAAAAATGATTGCAGGAACTACTGCTCAGTCATTACCTTTAATGGTTCCTGTTTTTCTAAGTGCAGGATCGTCTTTAGGTCTAGGCGTTGTTGGAGTTTCTACAGCTTCTACAAAAGCTGCGCAATTAAAAGAAGAAAATCCTGACATGGATGTAGCATCAAGGACTATTAATGCAACTGCTACTGGTATGTTAGAAGCCACATTGGGACAATTATTAACAGGGGCTTCTGGTGCTGTTACTAAAAGAATATTAGCTCAGGAAGGTAGTAAAAAAGGAGCTAAAATAATAACTGATTCTTTTAGAGGAATACTAGAAGAAGGATTAGAAAAAAGTCCAATTGCATCATTATTTGGAGAGATGCTTGAGGAAGGGTTGGTATCTGTTGGAGAACAACTTACTGATATATCAACAGGAGTAAAGAACGACTTTGATTTTAGAGAGGTTGTAAATTCATCCATATCAGCAACTGGTATGGGAGGTGTGAATACAGTTTCTATTTATGGATCAAAAGGATATGTAGCCGCAAAAGAATACGCTAAATTAAAGAAATTAAACAAAAATCTATCGAAACTTTCTAGTGAACTTGATAATAGTGATTTATCTGTTGAAGAGAAAGATTTGTTAAAAAAATCCATAGAAAGATTAAAATCTGCAGGAAAAAATATAATTGATGATGCTATAGCAAATGTATCATTACTCCCTGAAGAACAAAGAAAGGAATTAGAGAATACAATTCTAAATTTAGATAATATTAGTGTGTCTGCGTTTGAAATAAATTCAAATAACAAAATTCCAAAAGAAGTAAAAAAAGTAATGTTAGATGAATTAAAAGCAAAAGCAATTGAACTAACACAAAAAAAAGACAACATACTATCTAAAAATTATAGATTAAACGAATTTGAGAGTTTACCTGATTCTGAAAAAATAAAACTAAAAGAAGAAGCTGCTTCAGTTCTTTTTAAAGAGTCTCAAGACTCAGGACAAACTAATATAAATATAACAGACGATCAAATAAGCAGAAAAGCTTTAGATATATTTACTAATAAAAAAGAATTAGATGCCATTCAAAAGCAAGAAACAGGAGATATATCTGATGCTAAACCAGCCGAAGGTGTACAAGAAGTGGAAGAAGAAGTACGGGTCACTCCTGAGCAAGAAGCGAAAGTAGACGAGCGTGCTTACAAACCAGAAGAGGTAAAAGAAACCACAGATACAGCAGCATTCGCAGCCTCACAACAAGAGGCTATAGCACAGCGTGTGGAAGATAAACTACAAGTCACACCTGTAACACAAGAAAATGCACAAGCTATTGTAGATGAAGGAGGTAAGCTATTCATGACCGAAGATGGTAAGGCTGGAGCCTACGTCAAAAAAGACGGTTACATGGGTGGTTTATTTAAACAACCAGGAGCTGACAGAACACAGGCTTCTAAAGTGCTTCAAGATGCACGAATAGAAGCTGGAGGTAAATTCTTTGATGCATTTGGTATCAATGTAGAAAGTGGTAAAGGAACAAATCTTGAAGACATATATATAAAGAATGGCTTCAGACCTATCGCTCGTATGACATTTAATCCTGAGTTTGCGCCTAAAGGATGGGAAAATACAAACTTAAAGAACCGTCCAGACAACGTGTTCTTTGTTTACGATCCTGGATATAAGGCTACAAAAGGAGAGGGTCAACGTATAGAAAATTACGATCAAGCATATAAGCTTGCTAAAAATTTCTCACCTGAAGCTGCAAAAGTTGAGGGAGAAGTGCAGCAATTAAGAGATATGTTTAAAGCCCCTGATCAAAGAAAACAGGTAGAGAATGCTGAAAAAGCACTCAAGGCTGTAGCACCTGATGTAAAAATCATAGTGCATGAGAGTGAACAAGCCTACGCCGAAGCGACTAATGAGCAGAACCGTGCTCAAAAAACAGCTGGAGAATATAATCCAAATACAAAGACCATCCACATAAATCCTAAAAAGGCAAACGTAAGAACTGTAGCGCACGAAACATTCCATGCTATACTTCTTAATATGGTTAAGACAGATACTGAAGCACAGCGTCTTACAGATGCTATGATGAAGTCAGTAGCAAAAGTTGAGTCTCCAGAACTTAAAGCGTACCTAGACGAGTTCGCATCTAATTATGATCAAAATATTAGGTCTGAAGAAAAACTTGCAGAGCTTGTAGGTAAACTAGCATCTGAATATGATAGCCTTCCAAAACCAACGCAAAACATTATTAAGAGATGGTTAGATAGGCTTGCTAAGATGTTTGGTTTTAAACCATTTACCAACGATCAAGTTATCGATGTACTTAATACTATAGCAGGTAAGGTAGCAAGAGGTGAAGCGATTACAGAAAATGATGTTTCTGCAATATCAGAAGGAGCATCTACATTCTTTAGTGGTCCAACAACTATAAGTAAAAAACAGGTATCTAGAGAGGTTAAGGTTTCTGACACACCTGCCGACCTATCATTTGTTACATCGAAAGATATTATAGATATCGATAGTCTTATAAATGATATATCTTCTAAAGGACAAAAAGTTTGGTTCTGGGTAGCCGATCAATTAGGTAGAGGAATGTATATGGATACGCAGATAGGTACAGAACACTTCTTAGACGCTGGACCAAGTTATGCATTGGATCCAAAAAATAGAGCTAAGAAAACAATATGGGCTACAGGTAAAGGTGAGTCTGAAGTATCTAAATTGATAGATAAATCTGATTACATATTTATAATGAGTGGATCACCAATAAAATCTAAGCTATTTAATAAGAGGGTATTGAACATCCTCAAGGATAGAGTGGGTGATTACAATGCGTTTAAAGAAGGTGCGCTCAATGCTAAGCCAACTAAACCTTTTAGAGATGTTCTTGAAGCTCATGATAACTGGGAATCATTAACTGAAAGTCCAGACAGAAAGAAACTTCTAAATGCGATTGAGAGCGTTAAAGAGAAGAAAGATACGCCATTAAAAACATTCTTACAAGATAATAATGCATTCATTGATTTGAATGAACTTAGAGATGGTTTTTACGCACAGAATGATTTCCAAATGAATGACGTTATGTTGGTATTAAAACCAACTGCATTTGGAGGAAAGTCTGATCACTCAACGTATGAGAACGATATCTCTGGAGAAGTTATTGGTGTGCCAAATAAAAAAATCAATGCATACGACTTAATGCCAGAGGATGTAAAACAAAAGTATTCTGACTCAATAACAGAGTCTCAGAAAGCACAAGTTGTTGCTCCTTACGGTATTGGAGTTAAAGGTATCTCTTCAAGAAAACAAATCGTGGGTAAGAAAGCTAGACTTTC